CTGTTGGGCTAGGTGCTGTTCCTGTTATTGCACCTGTGCTACTGTTTAATGATAAATTCATTGTACTTGCTGGTGTGTTAGCATTTGATGTTAAAACAGATGTTGTTTCTGAAAAAGCTATTGTTGAGTCTGATGATGCGTCAATATCTAACGATACTGTGCTTCCAGCAGATACACTTCCTAATGAACCAGCAGATGTACTAAAAGTTGGTGCTTGTGAAACTGTTAAAATAGCACTTGATGTTCTAACTGCACCACCATCATTATTTTCAACTCTAACATAATAAGTTGCATTTGATAAAGTTGCTGTTGCGTCTATTGATGTTGCACTTGTAAATGTTACTGCACTTGCTCTAGTGATAGCACCTGTTGTTGCAATAAATTCTACTATTGGAACTGTAATAAATCCTGTTCCAGCAATCGTATATGTAACAGCTGTATCAGGTGCACCTGTTAATGATGAAGTTGAAATAGTAGGTCTTGTAACTCCACCAGCACCCCAAGATAAAGTTCCTGAACCATTTGTTTTTAATACTTGATCTGCTGAACCATAATCACTCGGTAAAGTAAAATCATAGTCTTGTGATAATGAACTCGGTGCTTTAAATGAAATAGCATTTGTCCCGTTTGATGTTGCTTCTCTTAATTTAATTTTCTTTTCATTATCTATTATAAAATCTACTGACGATTTATTATCTGTATCTGATAATGTAAAAGTTGTGCCTGTTGCTGTTGTTGCTAAACCTGTGATAGTTACTGTGCTATCTAAAAAATTAACTGTGTCATTAGACATATCAAAAGTAGCAAAAGACACCCAAGCATCATCATCAGCATTTCTAAATTTTAATGTTGTAGTTGAAATATCATACCACCACATATAAGCATAAGTCGTAGAGGGTGCAGAAGAATTTGAGTTATTAGATACAATAGCAGATAAAACATTATTCAAGTCTGATCTTGTGCTTGGAAAAGTTTGATTCGAAATTATATAATCGTGAGTTGCCATTAATTAATATCCTTTTGCCATATAGTCAAATGTTCTTGATATTACAGTATTTGATGAGTCTTTGAAAGTAACATCAAATGAGTCTACTGCTTTATTTTCCACTAAAAAATAATCTCCTGTTGCCATTCCTTGTCCTGTGATACCAACTGCATAATTAACAGTTTTAAATGGATTTGTAAATGAAACAGTTTTTGTTGCTACACCTGATGATATGTCATTACCACTAAATATCCTGTCTATCATATCAATCGTTACAGTTGCTTGGCTTACTACAGGGGTTGTAACTCCATCTCTTGAAATTAAAAATAATCTAAATTTTAAGTATCTAGCAGTATAATCACCTATTACAAAGTTTTTAAATTCTGTAAATGTAGTATTATCATCACTTACAGCTATTTCTAAATGTGCGTTTGAGTTACTTGGAGAATCTCCATCAAATGAACCTGTTTTAGAATCAAATAAACCACTTTCAGAATCAAATAGTTCGCTAGGGTTTTCTGCAAATTGCACAAGGGTTGCTGTTATTCTTGATGTGTGAACTGCCCCTATGTCAATAACACTTGCAAAAGCATAAGTTCCGTCAGAAGCTAAATCAGTTAATCTGACAGCATTATCAGATAATGTAATATTTGTTTTTACACCTGAAAAACTAGGGTGTTCTGATTGTGTTGCAATATTATTAAAGTTTCCAATAGATGATACATTAGTTGCAATAATAGTTTCGTTAATTGAGAAGTTTCCTAATTTATCAATGGCTTTAATACAATAAGAGCCAACCCGTGCGGGAACGACAATAGAGGTGGCAGGCCTTGATACTTTTTCTACTAATGATACTGAGTTCTGCCAAGTAGCACCACTTGTTAATGTTGAGTATCTTATTTGATAATAAGCTAAATCTAAATCAGATATTTGTTCCCAAGATAGATGGGCTTCTCCATTAATAATATTACAAGCAAAATCTGTTACATCAGATGGGCTTTCTATACTTCCTACAATAGTTCTTGAAGCAGATGTATATGTACTTGAAGTTCCAAAAGAAGATACAGCTTTAACTCTTACATCATAAGTTTCTTGGTCAATTACATTTAAGACTCTATGATTTAATCCTGAACCTTGTGCATAAATAATAAAATCTGAATCTGTACTTAGTTTATATTCTACTTGGTAATAATCAACAAAACTATCAGGGGAAGCACCTAATGCAACATCTAAAGCTACAATTACAGTTCCATCATTATAAGCAATTAGTTGGTCAGTTAAAGTAACACTTGCTGGTGGTTGAACAGTAAATGGATTTGGAAGTGTTGTACTTGGAACTGCTGTTGCTTGTGTTTTAGTTGCCCAAGTATAATGTGCGTCTTGGTGTTCCACTAAACCTAATCCTACTGTAAAATCTTCATTAAAAGTCATACTTAAAACTCTAAATGGTTTAGCTGAAAATCCTAATGAACTATGTGTAATATTAACTATATCTCCTATGGCTAAATCATAAGAATTAAAAGCTACATTGATACTTAAACTTAAAGCATCTCTACTTCTTCTTAATATAATTTCTGCCATTTCTTCAGCTTGGTATGGAGAAGTAATAGTTTTAAAATCAAATCTACCCTCTAATAAAAAACCACCATCAGCAGTTTTCATTGTTGCGTGTTGATCTCCACTTGATAATCCTGAATCATCAATAGGTGGAAATTGAACTTCGTCTATTTGAAAATTACGATCAGGATTTACAAAACTACAAATAACTCTATTGAACTTACTATTTTTATCAGGGCTTACTAAATTATATCCACCAACTATACTATCTTCTGTTAATGTAATTGAAGCACTACCTGTTGTTTCTATAATTAATTGATATTTACCAGCACTATAAGGAAGATAACCTCTACACCCTTTTAAGAACTCTCTTACATTAGAAATAATAGATGATGATGTATCAACTGCTGTATTTGTGTCAAATATATTTATATCTGACCCACCTGAATAAGGTGTAACTTGCGTAACGCAAACTTGTGAAGAATCATAAAAACTTTGTAAATCTATTTCACTTGTTGCTAATCCTTTTCCATATCTTGCGTTAGTTAAATAATCTAATAAGCACCAAGCTGGATTTGTAGAATAAGAAGCTGTTTGTGCAACTAAACCTGAATTATAAGTTACAACTTTTTTCCCTTGTACTTTAGCTTGTATCTTAGGAACTCCAGCAAAAACATCTTGATTCCATTTAAAACGAATTGCAAGATAAGCTAAACCTGATAACTTATGATTACTTCCCCAAGATGATAATGTAGATAATAAACTTGATGCTGATTGACCATCAGTTCCATAATGAGGTTCTACTGTAATTAAACTTGTTGAGTCTTTATAAAAATTACTATCAGAACTATTAACTGTAACTTGTGTATTGTCTGCTAAATCTGCTGACCAAGTAACAGCTTTATCATCTATTCTTATTTCGGTAATATCATTTATCTCTCCCTCAGCTAATACTAAAGCAATATATAAGTAAGTGTTATCGCTTCCTGAAGTTTCTACTAGAATTCTAGTACCACCAATTAATCTTTCTCCATATACAACAGGAATTGACGCATCATTAGATTGTTTGTTAATTAATAAACCTTGTTCAAAATTATCAAAATCAGTTTTACCAAAATCAGGTTGTTCAGGTGTTTTAGGTCTAAATAACCAACCGATAGCCAATGTTGTTATTAATGCAGTAACAGGGTTATTAATAAAACCAAATACTTTTGTTACTTTCTTTGCAATACCAACTGCACTTTTAAAAGCACTACCCCAACCCATTATGCTCTACCCCATTTAATATCTAATACAGTTTGACTTGAAAAATCCATTCCAACATCTGTACTAAAGAATCTTTGTTGTGATGTATTGTTTGTTTTTCTTCCGTTTTTTTTATCAAAGTCTGCCCAATGAGATACAACAGTTAAAGTTAAAACACTTGCTTTTTCTGTTTCTGAAATATTAAAGCCCTCAATATTTCCTTTATATAAAAGAAAAGGGTCAGCTATAAGTGTATTATCATCTGCTAACAATCCTCTAAAAATAGTAATTTCATCATTAGTTATATTTTCACTTAATGCTGTTGAGATAAAAGTTTGATCTGCACCTGATAAACTTAAAGATAAGGTTGTTTTAGTAATATCTATTTCTTCTGTAAAATTAGAAACATTTAATAAAAAATCTGATGCTGTATAGGTTACACTAGAACCTGATACTGAAGAAGTTAAAGAAAATGCACAATCAGTTAAATTAACAGGAGTCGAAAAACCAATCGTGATAAGATGTATTGGTCTAATATCATTTGTTGCTAGTTCGGTCTTTACTGCTGTCGTTAGACTTCTTGTCATCTTCGTATGTTCTCCTATTTACTTTAACATTTAAAACTTTAATGATTGCTTTATCTGATGGTTCTTCATATTTGCCAAGATTATTATTGACGATA